TTGGCATTGGATCTGCCGATTTTGCCCCTTTGGTTACTACATTTTCCATTTCGTTTAATTTTGACCAACGGACATTTGAATATTAGATTTAAAATAATCTGTATTTATTTATAATGTTACAGATTTGCTAAGAAATCTTGGAATAAACCAAGTTTATGTTCTTCTAATCTGTTTTGATCAACTAAAGTGTTGATTTTCTTTTTTGTTTGAGAAGCAATTTGCTCACGAAGGATTCCTCCTTCCCAAACCCATTCCTTTCCTTCCATAATTCCTGATACAAATGCGTCAGGAGCTGATGGATCAGCAACGATGTCAGCAGCAGTTGCTAACATAAAATCTTCACCAACTACCTTACATCCAGATGCAGTATCTTCTTTTAAAGATCCTACACCACGAGAAGAAACACCGAGTGTTACTCCTTCCGAGATAAGATTGGATGCAATCTTACCCATTGGTGTTGAAAGTATTTGTGCTTTACCAACAAAGTTTTTTCCTTCTTGACGAAGTGATGTAATTTTATGTGATACACGATCAAGATTTACAGTAGGGCCATCTGGATGTCCGAGTTCTCCAAGTGCTCTACCTTTCTTAACGAAACTTTCGTTGTATCTTCCGACTTCTCTTGCGAGGGTGCTTACTGGATATAATCTTCCATTACGATTTTTGATATCTCCTTGTAAGAAAACACCTTCAATATACATTTTTTTATTTGCACCTTTGCCCTCAGTTATAAATTTAACCTTTTGGACTTCTTCTGTAATTAGTTTCATTTGATTAACCGGTAAATCCTACTTTTGCACCTTTCACAGCAGCATTGGCAGCAAACACAGCTTGTTCTGGATTTTTTTCCAAAAACTCTACAGTGCCTCTTAGTAATGTAAAGGATCCTACAGTGCTACCACTTACTGCAGATGCAAGAGTCACTAAGTGATCTGCACCAGTAGCAGTATTAACTAAACGAACAACTGTTGCTCCAGAAAATGTTTTTGCTGCTCCAGCATTTGTTCCAAGTGCTTCTTCTGCTCCCTTTACAAGAGTTCTTTGAGTCATTATTCTTCCTCTTGTGGTTCAGTGTCTACCTCGTCAACTTCGTCTTCAATTTTATCAAACATAGCATTACCCATTTCAGGTCGAAGATCTTCAACTCTCTTGGCTGCTTTTTGATACATTAAATCTTTGAGTTCATCTGAAATCTTTGCAGGTTCAGAATCCATCGCAATCATGTCAATAATGTTTTCCATATTTAGATTAGGTATATATTTTATTTATATCTCTGCCTTTTTGGTATCATTCGATAACTGTGCATCAGTTACTTGACCTTGAGATTCTAAATCATCTTCCACTGGAACTTCACCTAAATCTCCACCACCACCTTCAAGTGGTTCTCCTGTAATTGGATCAACAGTATTAGGATCTGGTAAAATTCCATCCTTAATTTCTTGTGCAATTTGCTCATCAATTTCTTCGATTTCTGTATCAGTTTGACGAAGAACTTTCTTACGAAGATATTCAGTGGAATAGTACTTACCAAGATATGGTTCAACAGTAGCTGCAAGACCTAATCTTTCGTTCATCATTTCAGATTCTTTGAGTTCTGCAAACTGATTATCATATAAGAAATCATACTGAATATGATCACTCATTTTTTCCCAATCTTCTGGAGTAATAACATTTTTAAGAATTAGTTGAGTTCTCAACATGTCATTGAACATGTTTCCAAATCTCTTTCTCAATCTTCCAACAAACTTACTAAACTTGAGTTCATCTCTTAAGATTTCAGATGATCTTCCTAAATTAAATCCACCCTCAGATGCGATTCTTGATTCTGGAACTCCAAGTGCACGATATAATTTTTTCTGGAAGTATTCGATGTCTGATAACTCACCAAGATTTTGTCCACCGGGAAGTGTTGTAATTTCAGTTCCACGACCACCTTCTCTTCTTGGCAACCAGAAATCTTCCATCATTGACATGAATTTTCTGTCATCACGAACTTCACCAGTTTGAGCATTGTAACTTAACTTGTTACGATAACGAGACATTACCTCTTTGAGGTATTGTTCTGCCTTTACTTTTGGAAGATTACCAACATCAATATAAAATATTCTTCTCTCTGGTGCTCTTGATAATCTATAGATAACAAGACTATCTTCGATCATGCGAAGTTGATTTAAAGCCTTGATTGCCTTATGCATGTAAGATAAACAAGTTCCCTTGTTACGATCAAATAAACCTGATGTTACATAAGTGATTGAATCTTTTGCAATTTTGATATTTTTCTCACGACCTGATGCTACAGGTGACATCACACCTACTGGATAGTTTGGTTTTGGTGTATAAACATAATATTCTTCGATATCTGGATATGCAGTTTTGTTTACATCCTTAAGATTACTTAAATCTACAATGCCATTTCCGTTTCTTCCATTTCCATTTTTCTTTTCTTGCCTGACGAATTTCATCTTCATCGGGTCAATATATCTTAGTTCCTGTATTCCATCTTGAGGTCTTTTAACATCAATGACCTTCATGTAATATAATCTTCCGTCTACATACCAGTTACGAAAAATTTCATGAGACTTCTTATCAAAGTCCATGATTTCTTTTAAAAATTTAAATTCTGATCTTATTTTATCTTTTAAACTGTCACTTGCATTGACATTTGATAATTCTATTTCAATAGGTGAATCATATAGGTCACTTACAATTGCTTCATTAACAACATCTTCAATGGCATTATCACACTCAGGGTGCAAGGCCATTTCACGATATCTCTTAATTAAATCGTATTCGGTTTTATATACACCTTCTATGTCTACATACTGCCCGTAAAATCCAGACTGTATAAAATAGTCAACCCCGTCCTCATTGTTCTGAGGAACAGGGGCGACTACTGAATCGGGTTTCTGACCTGAATCATCAATGGAGAAACCAAAAAGTTTAGGCATCGTATAACACTTTATTTCTTATTATACACTATTTATCAAATAAATCAACCTTTAGTTGATGTCCTCTCCACCTGCATTAGCTCCGGTGCCCTTGATTGCTTCCCACCACTGAACTTGGAATTCAACGGTAAACTCTTCAACTGTATCGACAGTTTCATAACTTAAGTCGATAGCACTGATATTTGTTGGGAATATATCATGGAACTTATAGGATCTAAGTGTAGATCCATCACGGTCTAATTGATGAACATATGCATCTGGTTGATACAATGCTGGATCTTGTGCTCCAGTTGCATCTTCCATACTATTAATGAAGTCCATCCATTTTTCCATAGCGGAACGAATGGAGAAGTCAACATCATTAATAACTGTTACTGTCCATGTATCAAAGGTTCTGTCACCGGCAATCTTAAGTATCCTACCTCTGAAGTTAACTTCAATAGGTGTGATATTAGATGCAGGTAATAGAGCAGCTTTCACTAAGAACCTTGATTTTTCTTTTACATCGTTCTCGATCGCGATTGGATCGGGAAAGACCAATTCCACCTCAAACAGGTTCGGTCTTGCACCGCCACCGGCCATCTTGCTCTTGAAGTCGGTGATCGTTCTGAGTGGTGGTCTGTTAAATTGGGTTGCCATTTTCTTTAATTACCTCTAGTTAAACAGTTCCAATAACTTCATCGAACGAGATGCCAGTTCTTGTGGCAACGAATGTAAGACCAATAAAGTTAATTGACCTTGCAGGTTTAATGAAGATGTCTGCGACAAACTCATTATTATCTATGATGGCAGCAGTGTTATTTGTTTCATCACAAACAACTCTGAAGTCAAAGATACCTCGTTTGGACTGAACATCACGAAGGAATGGTTCAACAATGTTCACAAAGTTAGTCCTTGTGATTTCATCATTGAATTCAAATAGTTGATCTCTCGCTGCAGCAGATATTGCCTCTTCTATAAAGATAAACAATCTACGAACATTGATGCGATCAAATGCAGATGCTTTTCCAAATCCAGTCTTATCACCGAATAGAATGATTCCAGCTCCGGGTGAGAAGATAACAGGGTTAATTCTATTACCGTATAGAATGTCTCTCTGTGTTTGGTTTGGTGTATATGCAAGTTTGACTGCATTTAAGATTCCACCTCTTGCTGTTCCAGCAGGTGAGAACCAAGGGAAGTTGTTGATATCATTTCTAGCACATGTTCCAGCAATGTCACCATTTAATGGTACATATCTGAATGTGTCAGAGAATCTATCAAACATATACTTGTATCCACTATCAAATACAGCAAATGTTGTTGATGTAAGTGGTGCATAGAATCCAACCACATTAGTTGTCATGTCAGCAGCAGAATTAAGTGTTCCTGATCCAACTGCAGAGTCATTAAGGAATGAACCTCTGTTTGGTGAGATGAATGCTACAACATCTTTTCTGATCTCAGCGATTGAAATGAGTTTGTTTGCTAATGCTTGAGCTTCTGCTATTGGGTAGTTTCCAGAACCCATAAGTAAGAAGTCAATATCAAACTCCTCCTTGTTTTCAAACAAGTCATATCCTGCAGTAATTTCACCTAAACTTGCTGTCATGGCACCTGCAGTCAAGGTTGCTGCACCATTGTAGTTTTCACCACCTGTAAGTGTTTTTGTTAGAACACCTGATCCAGCGAATGAAATACCTTGTGCATCTTGATCCCATGCTACATCTGTTTGTCTAGTGAATTCACCATAATTAAATGCAGTAGTTGTAATACCAGATGATGCAAGTGTTGGGCCTCCCATACCAAATATATTGGTTGAGTTATTATAAAGATACTTTCTCCAGTAGGATGGAGATCCAGCAGAAAACTCAGCGTCTTTTGCTTTTGAAAGTCCTAAATGCTTCTCAAGAATTGTACCAGCATTTCCAGTTACAGTTCCTTTATCATCAACGACAACAACATGAACTTCGTCATGTCTTGAACTTCTCGCTGCTGCATAAGATGATGTTCCGGGTCTTTCTGCAATTGTGTTCCAGTTGATAGTAGAGTTACTTAAAGTAATCTTCTGCTGATCAAA